GGACGCGCCAATGATGGTAGTAGGGGTATTCGACGGAGCCATGTAACGCTGTTGTGCGATACCAGCAAACGACGAAACCTTCTGCTTACCAGCAGCACCAACCATCAGAATCTTAGGTGAACCACCCGATACGAACACCTCAGAAACCACAGTTTTCAGCAGAGCTTCGGTGAAAGTACGCTGAGTACCGTCAGTACGAGTTGATACACCGATGGTCGCTGGATCAGCACCGTCAGAGGCTTTGTCCGAGTTAGTCTTGATCCATGACAGCAGCGAACCTAGCTTACGAGCAATAGTCGATGTACCAGCCGAACGACCTTGGTTAGCGGTCAGGATAGTCTCCAGATCGCGCTTGATCTCAGCCGATGCTTTAGCCAGTTGATAAGCCTTTTCCGACTTACGACCTGCCTTGTTTACTGTGTCCAGAGTACCCGAAACCTGAACGGTCTTTTGGATGATCTGAGTGTAGTTACCAAGACGAACGGTAGGAGCCAGAGTAGCCGAAGTAGCGTCTGCACCTTCAATCGCTGCGTTACCAGTAGTTGCAGCAGCTAGGCTGTCAGTCTGCCACTCATGATAAACGGCAGTAGCTTTAGTCTTACCAACCGAACTCATAAAAGGAGTTTCAGTAGGCGAGATGTCATAGATGATGTCGGTCAAATCTTCCCGCTGACCAATAGCGGTATGTGCTGTAAATGTAGGCATGATAGTTCCTATAAGAATCGTTCAAATGCTCTTGCGGCATCAGCTACCCTTCCGGTTTGCTTTGCTCGCGCCTTTAACTTATTCAGTTCCTCGTTACCGTCTCTGCTCTTTCCCACACCCGACTTCATAACTTTCGGGGCTTCGTTCACCTTCTTCGTGATGGCAGGTTTCGAGCTTTGCAACTTATCGTATTGCATCGCCTTGTATAACGCTAGAACTGCACGAGAGTCATAAACTCCCGCTAACTCTTGTTCAGAAAATCCTAGTTTGAGTCCAAACTCCCTGAGTTCCCGCTTCATCGCATCACCACGCTTCGGGTCAGCATACTCAGGAATAACCTCTGCCAGTTTACGAGCCTCAGCCTGTATCACAGACCCTAGCTGCTCCTGACGTTCCTGATCCTGCTGCATCGCAATTCGCTGTCGTTCGGCTTGAACTTGAGCTAACTGCTTCTCCCGTTGAGAGAGTTCTGCGACCTTAACGGCATAACCGATAGGATCGTTTTCCTTCAAATAGTCCAGATTCTCTGTCTCTGGCTGCTGGTTGAGCATCTGCTCGATAACCTGCAACCGTTCCGCATACTGGTCTCGTAGGTACTTGGCTTCTTCAATACGCTGTCGTTCAGCCTCGACTACCTTACGTTCTTCAGCTACGGCTTGCGATTTCTTTGTATAGTCTGTGCCAAGTTGATAAGACTTGATTAGCTCATCAAGGGTTACCTCACGTTCTTCTCCGGCTGCTTTCACCCGGAACGTCTGAGGCTCCTCTTGCTCATCCTGCTCATCTTCTTGTTCTACCTCATCAGAATCGTCTGCTTGCGCTTCGTATTCCTCAGATTCGGCTTCGCTATCGTTGGCTTCGGTTTGAGATTCAGGTTGTTCCTGTTCGGAGCCTTCTTCCCCACCCATAAGACCCAAAATAGCGTCAGCTGCACTACCTACATTCAACTCTGGACTACCGGATTCCGGTGTCGTTCCTTGAGTATCGCTCATCTTTTCTTTCCTAAATTATATCGGGAACCGCCCGAAACGGGTTACAAAATCTTTAATCGCTTCTCCTCGATTAGCTTCTCTGACGCTAACCCTTCGAGATACGTTTCAATCGACTCTATTGCCCTCAACTGACGATAAGCAGACTCTCTAACTTCTACCTGACCATAATCGCTAGTTGCGAACTTGGCAATCTCGTTAGACCGGAGTTCTTCCATCATTTCCTGAAAGTTCTCGTCCTTCAGGAGTATCTCAGCCCAAGTCGCTTTACTCATGCAGTCAGATTCCCTAGCTCTTTGATCGCCTTCAGGACAATATCAGCCTGTTTAGCTCTCGTATCCTCGTCAGCCAAGTCCATCGCTAAGATAGCCTGTAGTTGTTTAACCGCTAACTCAGCCTCTTTGATCCGCATATCAGCCTCTTGCTGCTTGGCTTTCATGCTCATCTCAAGACCCTTGCGAGTAAACTCAGCCTCTAACGACTGACGCTCTAGGTCTAGCTTCGCAGCCTCAATCTGAGTCTTAGCCTCTGTCTTTTCACGCTCTACCTGAGCCAACATCTGAGCTACTTCAGCCTGTTGATCTGGTGCTGGTGGCTGTGGCTGAGACAACTGTTCGTTCAACTCTGGAGAAATCTCGTTAAGGAAAGCGTTAGCATCCTTGAAACCAGACGCTTCAATCATTCGAGCCAATGTATCTCGGTACTGAGCAACGCTAACCAACGGATTACTTGCGCCAAACTGAGTCAGAATCTGCTCCTGTTTAGCCATAATCATCTGGAGCATAGCTAGTTTCTGCTCTCTATCGCCACTTCCAAGACCTACGTTAATGGCTACGTCGTACTGGTTAGTCCAAGTCCGAGGGTCAAACGTCACAAACTTGCCACGCATACGGACAATCTTTGCCTGATCCTGATACTTGCCCAATAGGTGCAAAATCCCCTTAAACAGACTCTTAACACCTGTCTCCGCAAAGATACGAGCAATCAACTCCAGCTTGCCAGAGTTTGACTTCATCATCGCAGCAATAGCCGTAGCGGAAACATTGTTCAGCACATCTGGATCAAGACCCTGTTGCTGGTCATTAACACCTGTCCGTTTAGCCTGAACGCCATCCATGTACTCAAGCAATGGGAAAGCCTGAGCCGTTACAGCAGGAACCTCAATAGGCGCAATAGCACCACCCGACTTCACACGGATCAACCCACCCGGAGTAGCGTTCAGAGCATCATCCAGATTGACCTGACCCTCAACCACAGCAATACGAGCATTGTTCGTCAGATACAGGTTATCCAGCATCTGTCTCGTAACAGTAGACTTGATTAGCTGGATGTCCATAGTCCGGTCTGCCAACGACTGACCAAAGAACTTATGCGGAATCGGGATAGGACAGAGACTGTGGAACGGAACTAGGTCACATTCCTCGTCATCAAGGATTTCGTTGCCAGAATAGGTAATCTTCCGTAGTTCGGCTATACCATCGCCATTAACGTCGATCTGGATATAGCACTCGTAGACCTCAACCACCTGCATCGTGTAGTCAAGGCTGATGTTCTCATCCGGCTGCTCACCTTGAGAAAACCTAGCTACTCGTTCAGGAGTGTACTGAAGGTCATCATAGCTAGGCAAACCTTCCACAATGTCCTTATCGAAACCCATAGCCGTTAGCTCTGATCTCGTCATCAAACGACGGTGAGCTACGAACGGGCTATCCTCAATGGTTCGTGCAGACTTGCTAATCAAGAATTCTTCCGGCGGTACGTTCTCAATCTTTACACAGCCGTACTTCTTAACCGTCTTTACCTTGACCGTGTACATAGGAATCTGAATAGGCATCCCCATCATATCCACGCCACCATCAAGCATCTCAACCTTCTGGCTAGTTACCTGAATACTCGGATCACTCAAGAGCAGAGCTAACTCATCCTCAGTCAGGTTCTTGTAAGTTTCCTTGTTGACATCCTCTTTGGCTTCCCAGTACGCCTTGACTACGCCAACCTTCTGCATCAGCGCATCTTTGAACCAGTTATGCAGGATGATTAGACCGTCGTTCTCACGATAAAAGACCCAGTTACAGTAGTCTGTAGCCTGTCGTGATGACTCCTCATCTTCTGGAGTCTGAGGCTCAAAGGAGACAATATCCTCGGTAGTCGTAAAGACTCGGATAAGCTGTGGCAATGCTCCGTCAATAGCTTCTGCTACCTCGCCGGTAACAATCTGGCTACGACCTTCTACCTCGTTGCCATAGGGATAACGCAGGTAATACTCTAGTGCCTTAGCACGTTGGTCGGTAGTCTCGGTATCGACATAGCCAATCGCATTGTCGATTTCATTCTCAAGAATACTCTTGATCTGCCCTTCGTCCATCTTCATAGCAAACCCCTAAGTTTTGCTCATTATACAATCCATTTAGTCGAAATTGGCAACGATGTCTGCCATGAAGTATCTGTCTCGTCAAGACCAATCGCTAGGTATCTAAATGCGTCTGAGTAATGGCTAGACCAGTCATGCAAAGGCTTCTCGTAGAATATCTGTCTACGCTCATCATGCTCTCGACGGTAGTTCCTTAGCGCATCTAGTCCGTTCTTGGTTCTCGGATTGAACCAGCATCTAGGCAACATACGTCGCACAGCCTGTATCCCGTCGGCAACGCTAAGTCTCGGAGCGACTGTGATGCTAAGTCCAGCTTCCTCCAGCACTTCCTTACGGCTCTTGCCTGTTCCGAGTTCTCTAACCTGTACGTCATGGGGCAAGATTTGGTCAAACTTCCCATAGTCGTTATCCTTCAACCAGCCCACATACCAGTCCAGTCCTACGCCATGATTCTCTACGCAGTCGATAAGTCGGACTTCTTTCCCTGCCAACTGAGCAACCCATATCGCAGTCGAATCACCCATGCCCAAATCCCAAGCAGCGAAGCTACGGCACAGACCGTCAGTAGGAAAGTCGCTAACACGACCATTGCTCTCAAGATCGTTAATGAGCTTGCCATAGTAAGACCCCTCAACCGCTGCGTTAAAGGAACACTCGAACTCTTGGTTATACCTGTCCTCACCCATCTCTCGATAGGCAGCCTTTAGCTCTGAGTCAGGTAGAACTCCGGTCTGGCTAGCCTTGAACTCTAGGAACTTCCAGCCTTCCTCAGTCTTGGCTCTGTCCGCTAGTTCAGCGAAATGGTTATTGCCTTTAGGAGTACCAATGAAGCAAGCCCACCCAAGCCTATCGGCAAGAGCAGGTCTGACGATCTCGTTCCATATTCTCGGATTCTGATCGCCAACTTCGTCGATAACCACGCCATCGAAATACTGACCACGCAAGCTGTCAGGATTGTCAGACCCGTAAAGACTAACCCTACGCCCAAAGAAATCAGCACGAAGCTCAGAGACATTGTAGGTAGCTCCTAGTGGTCTGGTGTACTTCTGAAGGTAATCCCACGCTACTCGCTTGGCTTGCCCATAGGTAGGCGCAATGTAGGCGAATCGTGGGTCTGGCTTGTCGCACTCGATAGCGGACTTGATAAGGTGATTGATTGCGGCAACACTTTTGCCCATACGTCTATGAGCAACCACCACAGTAAAACGATGCTGCTCAATGGCATCATGTATCTCTAGCTGCTGCTCTCTAGGCAGGTAGTCGATAACTATCTCTGTCATGCAGTCTTTTGATACCCGCAGTTCAGACACTTGCTATTGACCAGAAATGCGCTGCACATAGGGCAGTTAGTCGGCTTGTAACTCATTTCTTTCCTCCCCATTTGATAACCATCTCTTGAGGCTCACCATCCATCCCTGTGACCTCTGTTCTCGCTAGGTCAGGAATAGTCTTTCTCAGCAGAATGTCAGCCGCCTTAATCTGGCTTGAACTCATGTCCACTTCGCCATTAACGTGCTTAACTAGCCTGTCCAAGATGACTCCTGCCTGTATTCTGGCTTTCCATTCATCTGTTAGCTTAGTCTTTCTGATTCTCGCTGCCATAAGTTTCTGTTTCGTAACGGTTTTTCAGAGCATACTATATTGCAATACCTTCCGGTGTCTTGCTTACTTTTGAGTGTCTCTATACATTGTTTCGCTAATGGAAAAATCTTTGTTTTTCCCTTTATTTTCAACAAATCCAAATTTCTTGTAAAAGTCTTTTAACCTTGTAACTGACGTACCACCAAAATCTGTTGATGGAGATAATGTCATTTTTGCATTACTTGCATCAGCATAAGATGTTAAATCATTCATAATTTGAGAGCCGATACCTGATTTCCTTTGTTCTTTAGGAACAACTATTCTTGATAAATTAAGAACGCCATTTTTTTCATATACATCTAACTTTACATTTGCCTTTTCAGCATCTCTGACTATTTGTTCAAGAGGCTTTGCATTAGTGACTGTTGGCAGTTCTGTTGAAACCTTACCAAAAGTTTCCATTATGCCTTTGCCAGCCTTTGTCGCTCCAATAAGCCCAACTGTTTTAGCTGCTGCCGCTGGATTCATAGCACTCGATACCAGTTCCGTAGTCTCGCTAAGTAGACCTTCCTGTGGTGGAGGCAACAAACCCTTTGACGTTAGGTAAGCCGTTGAACCTACTGCTTGTTCCGGCTTCATTACCCCGGTCATCGTAAATGGCAAAGCTGCCAGATCAACAAATCCGGTAGCAAGCTGAGGAACTCCCCTAGCCGCAGCTAGTCCTAGTTTCCTTAGAGTTTCTTCAATTGTCCCCATAAATTACCCCGTACATATCCGGTCTGTGAGCCTTGATCCACTCTCTCGGCTCCTCATGGCATTTCTTGTAGTCCATCCCTACCGTTTGACTTCCAGCATGGTGAACATACGCCCTGCTTACAAAATGCCTGTAACCCGCTTCTTGCAGGTCATGGCAT